CCAGGCGCCAGAACGGTTACCCTTGTTCTCAGGATCGGTGCTAGGGCCACCACCCCTGGCTGCCATGAGTAGCCCTGTGGCACGGTAGATGATATAGCTGGCATGGGTCTCTGTGGTGGTAGCATCGGCGCTGAGCAACACCGGCCTGTCACCGCCAATCAGCTTGAGTAGACTGTAGCCCACCACGTTCACGCCGCCAGTAGCCAGAATGATGTCTGCCGACTCCTGCTCCAGGTGCCATAAGTGTTTCGGCAACCTATTCCACCTAGCCGTGTTGATGTTGACAGCCTGTATCTGATCGAACCATACAGTGTGTGCGCCTTTGTCCTGATCCATCTCTAGGCCAATGGAGATGATAGCTGTATCGTCCTCCGGGTTGTCTAGCTTCACACTGAAGTACGTCCAGATATCGGCGCTGGCCGCAGGCATGTCCAGACTCTCTTTGTCCGTCCCGTCAGCCAGTACAGCGCCGTTGTCTAGGTGGACCTTGTAGTCAGCCGCCGTTAGTGCCACCGTGGACTTAATCCAGCCTTCCAGGTGCGTGTACCGGGACAAGTCCAGGGAGCTAATCGAGTCAGTAACGAAGTCTCCGGCAGAGCCACCTGCGGCAACTGTTATCTTCAGAGACTTGCCTAACTTAAAGTCCTGGTCGTCAACAGCCTGAGTGAAGTCCGAGTCCGTGGTCTCGTCAAACACCCGGTCACACGCATGGATAGTCGTACCAGTCACACTGGAGCGGTAGTCGATGGCCCGAACCATGTAGATGTTGGAGGGAACGTCAAAACGGGCAGTGGCTTTATCGCCGTGCAGAGACGTGTTCTCAATCGGGTCAAAGGCTATCCCCGTTATGTCCACACCTGCTTGCTCAATGGCCCTGTGAACACTCTCGGGCTGGTACTCCTCGTCCCAAAGCTCGTAGGTATCACCAGACTCAGTTTGAGTTAGAGCCGTTCCAGTGGCGTCGATAGTGACAGTGGTACTAGATGCCACGTAGTCACTCACGCGGCGTATCCGGCCATCGTTGGCACCAGACGTAAACCGCACCCACCTGCCGTTGTGGTCGTCGTCTCCCCCTACCAAGGTGGAGTCAATGAGCGTGGTGGTAGTGCCTTGGGCCGTCATGGTGGACAGGAATATGGCTCCCAGGTTCTCGCCAATAGCTACAGCTATCTCTTCTCTGCTTCTTCCTTGAAACACACCAGTCGTCATGACTACCTGCCCTTACCCTTTTTGGCTCCCACGCGTTTCTTTTTAGGCTTCGGCAAATTCCCGTGAGGTTTTGAACGCGGACCATGCTTAGGAATAATACACCTCCTATAGGTTTTCTTCAGTGTCCAGCGAACGAGTATTCCTCTAAGCGTTCTTACTCTAAGGTATCCGCCGTGACAAGCCCGCTTTCCTCAGCGGCGCCCTCCTCGATACTGACACTCCCGTTAGAGGCTGCCTTTGCCTCCATCTCAGTAGACAGTCGCTGCAAACGCACAGACTGAATCTCGTTCACCATCTTGAGCCGCACGTTCTCGTCCTGCTGAATCAGAGCCAGGACAGACTCCAGCATCTCTTGCGGCGACGTGGTCAGCTTACCGATAATGATGGACTGTTGTTGTGTCACTTTCTCCCCTTAAAGTAAATATCTCCAGTAGAACTAGCTGTCCGCTTCTTCCGATGTAAGAGAATATCGTTTAGAATCTTGCCTATCTGCTTCTTCTCGTCCTCAGTCGGTGCCCTCTTATGGTCCCGACCGTCCAACTCCCGCACCCACCTCTCTGCCACCTCAGCGGCTTTGTCCTCAATCTCCGAGCGCCTGTCACCGTCAGTGGCAACAACCTGAAGCCGCTTAACCTTACCTTTGTAAGTGAAGGTGAAGGCGTACGAAAAGGCGGTCTCCCTGGTCACGTCGGGATTGACACGACCTATCTGTACCGTCTCTTCCTGCACTGTTCCTGGTGGTGTCCAGAGCTGCTGAACCATTAGTTAACGACCTCTACCGTATCGTTCTCAAGGGCTGTGGGCGTGAGATAGCAACGGCCACTATTGGAATAGACCTCCTCCAAGGGGTACTCAACGTCAGTAGGGAAGTCTCGACTGGAATAACGTATATAGAGAGGCACACCACAGGTAGAGAGGAACTCCATGTGCTCAAAGAAACGTCCGTAGAGACGCTCTTCACTAAAAGCCATTCTACCGTCTCCCTTCGTGGGATTATACCACGAATGTAAAAACGGATAGACTAGCTCCTAAGCGACAGCATTACCGACAAGAAGTTGCCGTCGGAGGGAACGCCACTCATTGCGTAGCCAATCATAGGGAAAGAGCCTATCGTGATGATGGCTCAGTGTGGTAATGACAGCGGTAGTGATTAGGGCAGTGTGAGGGCTGCTGAAAGGACACAGAACTTATGCCGTTTGTCCGTGAAGGGGTCATGTACCTGCACGTACCCGTCAGTCTCTACATTGCGCCCCGCAGGGGGTACAGAGTAATCCGTAACCCCCTGCGGAGTCCAAAGTTCAGTTCTTTTGGCTACTTAGAGGGCTTGCGCTTCTTAGGGCGCTTGCCCCTGTTTGGATACCCCTTGCCTTTCGGCATCAGCTAGTTCCTTTACCACTTAGCTCCTGATGTTCAGCATAACCCACTGATTGTCTGAGTCTACCGCAGGTATACCCATTGCAACACCGATGTTAGCAATATCTGCTTCATCGGAGTAATCAGTTCTTTCTGCCTCTCCACTTTCTCCACTTGCCTGCGACCAGGTTACTGCGTCACCAACAATGCCTACCTGCGCTCCTAATCTTAGCGAACATGGCCCTGCTGTCTGTATCCAGCAGAAATAATCCGCTGTTACAGGAGCAGTAGACACGCCAATAACTCCAGTAGTCATGGTGCCATCACCATCAATAATCTTTACATCTTTGTAAGGACTGTACATGAGACCAAAAAGCGAAGAGGTGGTCAATGCTGTTACAAGTCCATCGGGCTCATCAATAGTAATTGAGAGTCCAGTCGCACCAGATACAGCAGTATTAGACTTAACTCTATAAGTCTCACCTTGCCCTGGTCCATCGTTAAAGTACACATAGCCATCTGCATACTGGTTTTTAGTCGTGGTAAGAGAAGTTCCACTAGTAAAGGTGGTTTCTCCTGCTGAAGTGGCAGCAGCCGCTACATCCATATCATGTGCCGCAACAGCAGCGATACCATCTAGCAAGTAACCACCGTGGGTAATAGCTGTACCGCTATTCTCTGCATAGTAGAAAACTCTACCATCAGGGGTGGTTGCCCTGGTACCAAGTTTTTGTCTTTGGTCTGAAGTCTCTCGTTTTTCCATTCCATACGATAAATTTACTGACAATGGGAATGCCATGCCTAACCTCCTTTAAGGTTATTATTTGAGCAGGTTCTATGCCCTGCGACAGGCCGATATTTGTTTGCCGGGAGCGACCTCGGCCTATCTTTACAGCCGCCCCCGGCATACTACTCCTAGTGACTTTTTGTGTGACTCCGCAGCTTGGACTGCGCACCCGAAAGGGACGCGCCTTCCGACACATAGTCACACACGGTACACTGAATTTGGGCAGGTCTGGACCTACCGTCCTGGATACCGACGGTACTTGCGGACTCGGGGACACTCGCTACCACACTGGTAACTGGTTCCTCGATTTGCTCAGAGCCCGCAACTCCGCACCACTGGCACTCACACTTCTCGCTGGGCATCCAGGGGAATAACCCTATTTTAGACTTACGAAACACGTAATCAGGGTTACCGGGCACATTTAGCACCGCTGTACCGATGGCATCAGACATGACGCCCTCAGCGTTATAGGCGGGCCTATGCCGATACAGTGTCGTCTTTGGCTGCCAGTCATCTATGTACTTCAGCGAGTACCCAAGATTGACCAACTCTGCCTTCATCTGATTACGCTCGGTTATTCCAGTAACCATGACCGCTCCTAGTTGTTAGTCGCCAGAGCTGTTACGTCAAATGTGATTCCTGCGCCACGGGTATCATCTAGCTCGAACACGCCGTAGTCAGCAGTCATCACTACTTCCGTGGCCCTGAGAGAGGCGTCACGCTGACGCTCAGTTCGCGTCTCCACACTGTTAAGTGCCGCTAGAGCGGTCTTGTCGGCTATTACGCCGATGCCATCACCGGAAGAGTCCTCTGAAATGTTGCCGTCTTCAAAGATCGCCACATTGTTCATGGGGCGAAGGCCACCCCAGAAGTTGCCCAGCAAGTCCTGAGACCAGCCCTCTGGTATAGAGGCAGACCCCGCGGACGCGACTGTTGCCACTTCCTTGGAGAGGTATGCAACCGCATTCGGGTGGTGGAGGATGTACACCTGGTTGCCAAACTTGTTGGCTTTCGCGTGGGCAATAACTCCCTGTACGTTAGATGCCTTCATGAACTTGGTCGCAGCACCCAACTTGGTACCACCATTTAGGTTGGTGTAGAGAGCCAGAACGTCCTCGTCCTTCTTCCTCGCCATACCGTCACCAAGCTGTCTGCCTATCATGGAGAAGACGTTGGTGGCGGCCTGCCGTACCAACTTGTCGGTCAGGATGACCTTGGCCCCGACCTCTGAGGCCGTCAGGTCTACCGTGGTCATGCCAATGTCTTCCTCATCCACGATGTCCTGACCGTCCGTGAGATCAGACATGGTCATCGGCCCCACCTTGGGAACCGTGACCTGCTTTGCTCCCTTCGGGAGATTGAACTTCTCTATCAGCGCTAGAGCTGGAGCATTATGCTCCTCTGTGTACCTACTCGCCGCAATAATGATCTTCTGGGCATTTTCCAGATTACCAGTCGTCGCCGTCTGTGCCATGACCTTCTACCTCCTGGGTAAGCTAACCTAGTCCTGCTGCTTTTCTCGCCGCCGCCAGTGCGCCCGGTGACCTATCTCCAGCATTATACCTATCCAGGTCTCGTTCAGATGAGATGGCCATTGCCGGAGTAGTTCGATTAGAGTCAAAGGACTGAGGGGGCGGACCTACACTTCTCTTCAGTTCCGCTATTTCCCTCGCCTGCTTTGCAAATCTAGACTCGCGCTTGGCGGCGTCTTCCATAGATTCTTGGTCCGGGTATTTCAAAAGGATTTCCGGATCGACGCCATACTGCTTGGAGAAATACCGCACAGCACGAGTCTGCGCGTCTCGATACAATCTTTCACTATCAGTCCGTTGGTTAGCCTGCTGTACCTGCTGGAACTGCCCTTTGGCCCGTTGAGCAACA